GACCTCGCCCACCTCGAGTTCGAGCGCAACGCCTACTGATTTCACCGGGGGTGCAAATGCCCCGTGACCATACCTTGTCTTAACGCCCTCTCAATAAGGAAAAAATATGCAGCCCGAAATCACCAAAGACGTTGTTATCAAGCTTCTCGGCATCGTCGATGCTGGGCTCATCAATGGAATGGGCAGCCCTGACAAGGATGGCAAGGGCGTCCCTGGCGCCATGTGCGTCGAAGCTGCCGTTTGCTTCGCGCTCGGTCTGCCGCATAGCGATGATCCGCAATGTGTAGCGCCCTCGCTGCGCTCCCTGAAAATCCGACTGAACGATTCCCGCTGGTCATCCAATCAAGCGCGCGCCAAGGGCCTGCGCCGTCTTGCTGTGATCCAGCTCGGCAGCAAGGGACATCTCGACGCCAAGGAATTTGCAATCCGCTGTGCGGTGCTGGCAATCAAGACTTCCGTTCCGATCGCGCTGCGTGCCGCCGCTTCGATCCACAAAGACCCTGTGCATGTTCAGGCGCTTCGTGATGCGGCGAACCGTTGCGAGATCGAAGGTACTAAGCAATCAGCGCTGGATGCCAGAGAAGTCGCGCGCTCAGCGCGACAAGCCACCGCCGCCGCCGACTATGCCGCCGCCGCCGACGCCGCCGACGCCGCCGCCTATGCCGCCGCCGCCGACGCCGCCGACGCCGCCGACTATGCCGCCGCCGCCGACTATGCCGCCGCCGCCGACGCCGCCGACGCCGCTAGAAATAAATCGCTCGCGGACTTTGCGGAAGGCGTCGTGCAGATCCTCATCGAAATGAATGTCCCCGGCGTGCAGTGGCTTGAGCTCACTGAGCTGGTAGCCGCCTGATTTCACCGGGGTACGCCCCTCTCAATTGCCGACATCAAGGAGCCGAAAATGACTTGCAAGTGCAGCCCCATCGCCCCAGCCGATCATTCGTATTTCGTGGTGATGATCGATTACGGCCGCAAAGGCCTCGAAGCTATTGTCGATCCCGCGATCACTCGCCGGGAAGTTATCAGCCGCATCCGATCCCGTGAATACGACCGGATCAACTTCATCCATTTTATAGACGATGGCCGCTGCGAAGACGTGACCAACAGCATCTTGCAGGAAGCTGGCTTCTACGAGCTGGAGGCAGTTCGATGATCAACCGCATCAAATCCGACCTCCGCACGCTGGAGTGGACGGATGCAGCCGAGGTCTCCGCACTGTGCGCGTTCATCGCGTGCATGATCGTCTGGGCCGGCATCAAGACGGGGGCGATCTGATGAGCGAGCATACGCCGACGCCTTGGAATTGCGCATCGCGTTACAGCAGCGTGGTCGGAGTGCCGATAGTTTCGCGCACCGGCCAGCGCATCGGCAATACGGCGATTCCCGACATGCCACCGGAATGGGACGAGCTGAAGCGAACAGCGGAAGCCAACGCCGCATTCATCGTCAAGGCCGTCAACTCGCATGATGCGCTGATGGAGGCCCTGCAGAAGATTGCAAACGGCGAGTTCGATTATCTCAAGGACGCCATGAACGCCGCCGGTGACGCCCTCGCTTCAAGCAAGGAGCGCGCATGATGACGTGGATGATCACCGCAGCGCTTCTCGACGCCGGCTCAATCGCCGTCTGCGTTATGCTGATGAGGCGCGCATGAAATTTAAGTGCGCACATTGCGGGAAAGCTGCTGACAAGCCTACGGGTCACGTCACGCGCTCACGTGCGCAAGGGTTGCGTCTGTTCTGTGATCGCCGCTGCTCTGGCCTCGGCAGGCGAAAGGGCAAGACAAAGGCCGAACTGATTGCCGAGAAGAAAGCTTATGATGCCGAGTATCGCGCGAAGAACCGAGCGATGCTTAAGGCCAAGAAGCACGAGTATTTCCAGCGTACCTACGACCCGGAAAAGGCGGCTGAATATCGCAAGGGACGAATGCCGCTACACGTCGAGTATTGCCGGCAGCCTGAATACAAGAAATGGAAACGTGAGTACGACCGCCGGCTTCGCGCAAAGGAATACGGGCCTTTTGCCGAAGTCTACATGCTGAGCCTGGATCTTAACCGAGAAATCAAAGGACGAAAAACAAATGAGCAAATCAAATACGAAAACGGTTGCACGAACAAATCGCAACGGCGTGAGCGCGAAGCAGGCCAAGCGCCAAGCCGTAACCGTCATTCGACCGCTAACCGCTAGCAGCCTGAAGGACATCCTTTGGGAGACGCTGACGGATCTGAAGACCGATCAGATGATGCCGAACCGCGCCGACGCCATCGCAGCTCAGTCCCGCGAGATCCTGCGCACAGTCAAAATTCAGCTTCAGGTCGCCGGCCAAGCTAAGCGACAAGTTCCTCAGGAAATCATCGAGTTCTCGGAACGATGACCTACACCAAAAGCGCCGTCATCTGTCGCGCCGCGCTCGCCCGGTCACCGCTGACGATGCGGATCACTCGGCACGGAGGCTGCACCTGGGCGTTTGGTGCCCGGCGGTTCAGCCCTGCTGTCGTGCATTGGCTGATCAGGCGCGGCGAGGCAATTAGAATTGGCAATCAAGTGAGGAAGACATGACAGCAGCCCTTGAGAAGATGAACATTGTTCCGCCGCAGGAGACCCGCGCCTTGGTGCCCGTCACTCCGATGGAGATGTTGAGCCGCGCCGTGGAGTCCGGTGCCAGCCTAGAAATGGTGGCGAAGCTGATGGACTTGCAGGACCGCTGGAAGACCAGTCAGGCGCTAGAAGCCTTCAACGCGGCCTTTGCCTCGGCCAAGGCTGAAATCCCGACTATCAGTAAGAACCGCGAAGTCGATTTTACTTCCGCCAAAGGTCGCACCAACTATCGCTACGAGGATTTGGGCAACATCGCTAACACGGTGCAACCGATCCTCGCCAAGCATGGCCTCTCCTTCCGATACCGCGCAACGTCGAATATGAATGAACCAATCACTGTCACTTGCATCGTATCACATCGCGGCGGTCATTTTGAGGAAATCACCCTTACCGCTGGCCGGGATGAGAGCGGCAACAAGAATAGCATTCAGGCGGTCGGATCGACCATCACGTATCTTCAAAGGATGACGCTGAAAGCGGCGCTCGGCCTCGCCGTCTCGAATGACGATGATGGCAAGCAGGCTGATGCTGCTGACGCTATCAGCCTTGAGCAGGTGGAACAGCTTATTGCTCTGTCCGATGACGTTGGCGCAGACAAGGAGGCGTTCTGCCGATATTTCCGCGTCGCTGGTTTCGCCGACATCACCACGAAGGATTTCCCACGCGCAATCGCAGCTCTCAACAAGAAGAGGGCAGCGAAATGATCGAGGAAATCATTCAGGGCTCCGATGCTTGGAAAGCTTTGCGTCTTGGCAAGGTCACGGCCTCCCGCGTTGCGGACGTGGTTGCCAAAACCAAGAGCGGTTACAGCACCTCCCGCGCCAACTATGCGGCTCAGCTCATTGCCGAGCGACTGACTGGAACGCCAGCGGAATCCTATTCGAACGCCGCGATGCAGCACGGGACCGAAACCGAGCCCGAGGCCCGCGCCGCCTATGAATACTACCAGGGCGTGAGGGTGCAGGAGGTCGCTTTCGTTGAGCACCCGACGATTGATCAGGCCGGTTGCTCGCCTGACGGCATGGTGGGCGACGATGGGCTGGTTGAGATCAAATGCCCGAACACGGCAACGCATCTCGATACGCTGCTCGGTCAGGCTGTCCCCGGCAAATACGATACACAGATCCAGTTCCAGCTTGCCTGTACGGGTCGGACCTATTGCGACTTCGTTTCATATGATCCGCGGATGCCTGAAAACATGCGGCTGTTCATCAAGCGCGTTGAACGCGACGACAAGCGCATTTCCGAACTCGAAACCGAGGTCGCTGGATTCCTCTTGGAGATGGCCGTCAAGCTCTCTCAGTTGAACAGCCTCTACGGCCTACAGGATGCAGCAGCATGACTCGTGCCGTCGTCCAGATCAAGGCTGACGCCGATCGCAATCTGATTGCAAGGTGGGCTCGCAATGTGCCGGAAGGGACGACGGTTGAGTTTCGCGCACCACGTAGGTCAAACGATCAAAATTCGCTTATGTGGAGTTTACTTGGCCAGATCAGCAAGAGCGTCGATTGGTACGGCCAGAAGCTCACTAGCGAAGACTGGAAAGACGTGCTGACCGCTTCGCTTCGTCGGGCTCGCGTGGTTCCTGGCATCGACGCCGGATCATTCGTGCCGCTCGGAATGCGAACGTCGCAAATGACGAAACAGGAATTGGCCGAGTTAATCGAGCTTGTGTACGCCTTTGGCGCTGAGCATGACGTTAAATTCAGAGAATTGGAGGTCATCGCATGACGCTACGTCAGAAAGAGCCGCGCGTTCGCGACGCTAAGCACCTGCGCTTCATTCGCAGTCTGCCCTGCTGCATTTGCGGCGGGATCGATACTGAGGCTGCACATATCCGAACGGCGTCTATACCGCACGGCAAGCGATTTACGGGCATGGCTGAAAAGGCATCAGACAAATGGGTTTTGCCGCTCTGCAATAGGCATCATCGCGAACAGCACAATACAGGCGATGAGTTAAAGTTTTGGGATTTCCACGGGATCAATCCATTCCTACTCGCCATCACGCTGAAGGACCGATCATGACCCAGCGCTCAACCCCAGTGACAGCCGAGATGTACCTTGTTTGGTCGAACGAGCATCGTTGCTGGTGGAATCCGAATAGCAGCGGCTACACCCGGCAGGTAGCACGCGCCGGACGTTATAGCCGAGCCGAAGCAATCGAAATTTCGCGCGGCCGCGGATGGCCTTCGACAGGAATACCAGACGAGGTTCCAGTTTTGGAGCGCGATGCGATGGAATGTTTTGCACCGGACAGCCAGCCATGATCCGCGACCTCGTCCTGTCCATCGCCCTATGGGGCGGCGTAGCGCTCTACTTTGTCGCGGCCAGCAATTTCAACTCGTGGCTTTATGGGAAGGTTTACAGATGCACATCATTTCCGACAAATCAATGAAGCGTCCTGGCTACACATACCAGCGCACGCCGGGCGGTGGATTTGTTGGCTATCAAACGGACTTCCGCCCGGCGACGATCAATTGGAAGCACATCGACGGTCCGCTGATATATCTGACCAACGGTCAACTGCATTGGCTGACATATCGGGAGCGCATCCAGCTTTTCTTAGGTTGGACCGACATCCACGAACTCGACATGAAGCATCAGGACAAACGAACTTGAGCGATGAGGCAGAAACGTGAGCGGCTAAGTACCAAGGTCAACAAATGAAAATGACGCGCATCTTCGCAATGCCAAACTCGGAGACCTTCACGGTCGCTCCGATTGGAGACTTTGTGAAGCGTTATCTGGTGGATTCGAAAGTCAGCGTAGACCCGTTCGCACGGAACAAGGCATGGTTCACTCATACGAACGACCTCAATCCAGCCACCACGGCCCAGCACCACATGGATGCTGAAGCGTTCCTACGAAAGATGAAGGTAGACGGCGTGACGGCCGACCTCGGGATATTCGATCCTCCCTATTCTCCGCGTCAAATTTCGGAGTGTTACAAGGCGATTGGCCTCAAGGTAGGGATGGAAGAAACTCAGAACGGGCGCCTCTACAAACGCGTACGTGACGCGCTGGATGAGCTTCTACCGCCTGGTGCTATTGTCCTATCATTCGGCTGGCAATCGGCAGGGATGGGCAAGGGACGCGGTTATGAGATAATTGAAATCGTCCTCGTAAATCATGGCGGCGGCCACAACGATACAATCTGCGTAGCAGAAAGAAAGGTGACGTTACTATGAGTGAAACTAGTCAATTTTCGACCGAGAAGTTATTACGCGCGGCGCTGTTCGCTCTCAACTCGATACCGAACCGAGGTATGGATCATCCAGACTTCAAGGACACGTACACACTGGCTAAGGCGATTTCCAAAGAGTTGGCTCGTCGCTGGTCCGGACGCTGAAGAACGAACTTAGCCGCTGAGCCGATGAGATCGGGACCATGCAAGTTGTACTATCCAAACCTATGGGAAGATCAGGCAATGAATAAACTTGATGAAGCGCTTGGCTTGTTTCCATCCGTAATCAAATGCGGAGAGCAATGGAGCGCGACCTGTCAATCAGCCTTGGACGGGGCCAAGGCTGAACTCGCCGCCCTCCGAGCCGCCCCGCAAGCCCTCGCTGCCACGCCTACGCCGGATGGGGCGTTCGTGACCAACGATGTGGTCATCAAGATGATGCAGTGGCCTGCGTGCGCTAAATATGATTTGGCATTCAAGCTCGCGGAAAATGTTGGCTATACGCTCGTCCGCGACGCTGAGCATCCCGATAGTCCGCATCTCGCCGCCACGCCTGCGCTTGGTGGGGAGCGGGCCGATCTGATTCGCCGGCTACGTCAGCACGATGGGCATTTAGGACTTCTCGTCGAGGAAGCCGCTGATGCTCTCGCCGCCCAACCGGCCTCCCCATTGCGGGGGAGGGAGGCAGTGCTGACGACTTCTGGTCTGAATGACGTCAATGAGACGACCGCGAATTACGCGCGTTTGAAAGAACTGGAGGCCGCTTCCGCATCCCCCCTGGAACAGCCCGCCGCTATCGAGGCACTCTGCGCTCGCCTGCGGGCAATGCCCAGCAGCCTGAACGACGCCTGCCGGACGATGGAAGAGGCAGCCTCATGGATCGAAGCACAGTCTGAACCGAAGGAAACCAAGGCACATGATTGACGCCCTGACAAATATTGATCGAGTTCGACTTGCGCTTGCCATGGTTGACGCCGGCTATCCATGGGAAATCGAGATTGAGTATGTAGAGGAATTGCTTTCGGCATATGATGATCTCGCCGCCCCGCAAGCCCAGCCGGCCTTCCCATTGCGGATGGGGTGGCAGTCAATGAGTACCGCTCCAAAGGACGCGGAGATTATCGGTCAAGATTCAGATGGCAGAATATTCAACTTGCGCTGGGAGCCTGACGATAGCGGCGAGAATTGGTACGACGTGCAAGGGGATCAGCTTGCTTATCCGATTCGCTGGATGCCAATGCCATCGTCCGCATCACCCCCGGAACAGCCATCTATTGCCATAGATGTTGAGAAGGCCGCGATAGCTCTGCATCGGGCTGTCTGGAACTACACTTCGTCTTGGGAACATGAAAATCCAAAATTGAAGGATCATTATCGCTCTCAAGTTGCCGTTGTTATTAACGCGCTTGCCAAAGAACAGACCGAATACCTCTCCGGTTGCCAACTGCGCGGTCCAGGCGAGTGCCAGAGTCGCGGTATGTGCCTGAGCGATGCTTGCCAGCACGCCGGCAAGGTCATCGTCAAGCGCATATGTGTCGAGGCGAAGGTGGATGGGATTTTATATCCAGCAAAGGAACCGATATGAAACATCACGTCGAGCG